CAGTTCGGCAATGGTGTCAAAGTCTTCGATAATTAATTTATCACTTTCGACAAGGTTCTTGAGATTGAGACATCCTACTTGCTTTACTTTCTTGGTTGTCTTGATTCCCATTTGAGCCTGTCCTATACCAAAACCACCACCAAGAACTTGTCCTGCGCGGCCCCGTTGTGTGACCATTAGCATGTTGTCATATTCTAGGTCATAATGCAAAATGTCAGCCACTTGCTGCCCGATGTCATTGATTTCGACAAGAACAAATGATTCATTGTATTTCAGAGCAGCATTATGGATAACTGTAGGATAGGTTAATGGGGGAATTGTTGCATTGCGATACTTGGCCACCTGTTTATATGGAAATTCTGACGAATCAATGATCGAAAACGCAGAATAGTCCAATCCCTCACCGTGTGATACATCGACAACTAGTGTATAGACATGCCCTTCTTGGGGTTCTTCGTAGATGTCCATGTCTCCCAAAACTAGAGCCGGGTCTTTGAATGGCATATTCTTTAGCTTCGTTGCATTAATCAGAGTATTAATCGACCCAACAAAGTCACATTCAAATTCTTGTGCAAATTGTTCCTTGCTCGTATTCTTGATTGTTTCTTCTTTCCACTTCTCGTCGCGCCCCGGAACTTCACTCCAATGAACCTCGACAGGTTTATATAGATTCTTTTTTTCTTGTGCATCCGACCACAACTTATAGAAGTGGTTCATTCCGCAAGGGGTGCTGACGATAATAACTTTTGTGGTTTTACCGGAAGAAATTGTGGGATAGACAGAACTAAAGAATTCATCTGCAATATTCTTCGGGACGAACGCAAATTCGTCAAGCAGAATCATGTTGTATGTTCCACCACGAACTGCACTAGAAGAAGTCGATGCTGCAACAATTTTTGACCCATTCTCTAGTTGCATGTCCCCGCGATTCCATACTTTAATTCCTTGTTGTAGAAATGGGGGAAGATTCTCATAGGCTAGTTGCAATCTGCCTAGAATATCACGGGCTAGCGACCCTTTGTTTGCAAGGATGGCAATGTTGACATCTTCATTGAATAAAATATAGTGTAGAAAATAAGAAACGACCGTCGTGGTCTTGCCCGACTGTCTTGGGAGTTTGGCAATGGCAAAGCGATTATTATGAATCGTGTGTATAATTTTCTCTTGAAAGTCATACATGGTAAAGGGAACAAGCCCTTCATCTACATTGACAATTTTTACATAGTTGAGAATAAAATAAACAGGGTCTTGAGAACACTTGATGTATTCTGCAATCTGATTTTTTGTGAACTCTTCGTGTGTTCCGGCCTTCTTGAGAAGGGGATTCCCAAGATAGCCCGATTGATGAGTAGCCATGAGAAATTACTCCTTACTGTCACCAATATTTAGGTCTAGCTTACCTTTTAGCAACTTCTGGAGGTCATGCGTACTCCCAACAAACAGCGCATTGGTGACATTCTTGGGGCCAGACTCGGTTTTTTTCAAGCCCTTGATGTCTTTTTGCAAGTCGATAAGCTGACGATTGACATCGGCCACATTCTTGATGATTTGCCCGACAACCTCATAGGCTCTAGGATGCTCGCTCTCTTTGGCTAGTTCAAGAATGCCGTTGAGAGCTTCGGACCCCTTTTCGATAATTGCTTTTAGATTGTCCCGGGTATATTCGTAGTCCGTGTCAAGGTCTTTTGCAATTTCAATTTCACTAGTAGGAAGAAGTTCTGCTGGCAGAACTTCCACAAGTTTTTCATCATTACTCATTATAATTCATCTACTCCTGTACTCAAGTTTCGTCTACTTCCAGCCAATGATGTATTCGATGGAAAGAATGTTTGAGTTTGAATGATACCAAAGTCATCATTTGCGTCAATATCAGCCACGGCGACACTTAATTCTAAATTACTTGTCGGGTCGAAGTCTATTGTTAATCCTGGTTGTGTATAGACCCGCGCCGCAGTTGGTATACCCCTGAGTTGATCTAGTGTTACCTCAGAAGACCGATCATCTACATAATACTGAATTTCATATTTCCAATCGGCCTGAGGATCATCTAAAAAGTTTCCAACAATAGTAGCCGACTGAGAAGATCCATCATAATGAATTAGTGTTTTTGTATTACCTGCAATACTAGTTGTTCCAGTTGGGCCTTCTGATAAGATTGTTATAGTTCCATTATCATAGATATTGCTTGTTCGACTGGCTGTATTTGCCTGTAGATAAACTTTTGAGGTTGTAGAATCAGAAGTAAGGTTGCCTGTAGTATATCTAAGTTTAGAATCCGGGCCCGGAACAAAGAAATCTACATAAGCCTTCTTAATGATACCTGACGATCCTTGAACAGGACCAAACAACAGGGCTTTCATTGTAAAATCTAAAGTATAGATAATTGTTCGTCGTGATTCAAAATCTCCCTCGTAGGCATCTTCTTTGCTAATTCCATTGAGAATAATTGGGCAGTCAATGTCAATTTTAAGATCGGTTGCATCATTAATTGTAACTGTAAACTCGGGAGTAAAAAATGGAAGAATTTGTTCGACGATGTTTGTTGCATCGGCCGCATTCCGACAATACAACGATAGATCGAACTGAAGATCATAGGGAACAGGAGCATACATTGTCCTAAGCACGTTCTGTTCGTTTACTCGAACATGCCGATTCAGAGTATTCAGTTTTCTGTCTGATGCATACGTCAGATTACTAAGTTCATAGCTCAATCTTGGAAGAGAAGTCGCTATTTGTTGTGCTATTCTAGGATCGGTTAATCGACTGTACCACTTTTCTTTTGCGGCATAGGACAACGGAACAGAAACCCATTGGGTGTCCGATGAGCCAGGACGTTGTAGTTTGATGTTATTAAATAATGTACCAAAGGCTACTACATACTTCCGAATAACGTCATGTGTAAAGGGTGCACCTAGCATTATCCAAAGTCTCCGAAGGGTGATGTTTCGCTCAGGTCAAGGATGGATGCGGCCTCATTTTCGATTATTGCATTATCGGCTATAATACTAGAGGGCATGGTGTTTCCTGTCGTGACATAAGTAGAAACGCCATTTGCAAATGCAGCATCAATAACATCAACGCCAGTTGTAAAGTCTTCATTGCTATAGGTAAATGTTTCGCAACGTAGGTCATACACTTGGAGCGCGCCGGCTTGATAGTACAAGGCTTCATGCTCCACAAATTGAATTTCAAAGAACATGCCTGCTGCACCAGGATACTTAGGATCAGGACGTACAAAGTCCATGAAGATTAGGTCACCTTCTCGGGGACGAGTGATTCCCATTGCAGACAATCCAGGAGTACCAACCAACAATTCTTCAAAACGACGAATGGATAAAGTAAGCGTAGTTTGGTCGCGAATTTCTAAACCAAATCTAGAAATCAAGTCACCTTCACCTTCAAACCCTTCGACATTCTTGATATACATTTCAATCAAGTGAGCCTCGGTGAAAGTCTTTCGTGGATCTTCGCCATAGAGTTGGTCAAAACTACCACTCTGCTTGCGAGGAATATAATAGAAATCTCGACCATAGAATTTAATAGATTCTATGATTAAGTCTTCTATCAAGTTCTGTTCTGACGAACTCTCGAAATTATTTATGTATACGTTTGTGGGCATATTTTAATTCCCCATCATTATGCCATCATCATATCGACAGGAAGCTCATACTTGAGAGACATTTCTTCTCGGAGTTTTTCTAAATCAACACGAGCCTCGTCAAGAATAGCCCTGCCATTGAGCGTCACGCCACCTGGCATTTGTATACCCTCAAATTTAGATAAATTCATTCCCCATTGCTCTTTGAATAGAGCAGTCACATATTGTTTCAAGAACAAGTCATTATAGACATCCGAATATGTATCTGGATCAATAATCTTAAAGGCCTCGAAAATTAAATATTCTCCGGCTGTTGCATCAGATCCCCATTCCCAGTCAAGCCGAATTTGGTTTTTGTGTTTATTAAAACGAATGGGAACTTTGCCTGTCAGTAATTCAGAAATCAAGGAAAGATTTTTCATTCTCATTTCATAACTGAGTAGATCATATCCACCCATGTATGTACCAAAGGTTGTTAAATCGCTCATTCGCATTTGGTAACGAATATCCCACATGCCGATAGATGTTCCTCGGACATCAAAAATCTTTGTAATTCCTATATAAGAATCTGTCGTATGAATCTCTGTATTTGACCACCCTACAGAAGGAACGCTAATGTATTCATTGTCTATATCATTCTGGGTTAGTTGGTGCTTTTCATAAACTTTTTCAACACCATCATAATGATACTCTTGAAATATTTGCAAACCTTCGTCAATTCGATCTTCTAGTTGATCGTCATCGACATTAATTTCAATAACAGGTTTTCCTAATCTGCGTAGGCACCATTCTTTTAGTGCTGATCTTGATGCTGGTTTAGCCATGTCTTAATTCCAATCCCATTTAGTAACTTGTGGCGAAATAGTTATAGTTCCTTCACAAACCCTTAGAATTTTATTGTCTTCAGAACCATCACTAAATCCAGTAACAGCAGGACCTCCAGCAATTTCTACATCATATAGATACCGTCCACCAGCTATGGATCCTGTTACAGAATTATTCATTGAGAGCGTGATCGTTCCATTATTTGCACTACCGGATGGATGAATATCTACGGCAATGTTAGCCGTAGAATTGGCTGAGGTATAAGACTTTCTAATTTGCCCAACCCCATTTGCATACTGATAAACATTGGCCGCAAATGTTCCTGTGGCATTGCTAGTATATACTATAATATTAGCCGACCAATGGCTTCCTTGGTCTACGATTAAGTTTTTTTGCTGGGCCATTTAATATCCTCTTCCGGGAACTACATCTCTTCTTGTCTATTTATATGTAAACGAAAGACTATTCAAAAATGACTTCATCATCAACATTATTATCAAACGATTCGCCTTTTGATGTGAATCGTTTGTGATGGATCTGCCAGGTCGCCCTCGACATCGAAGTCAATGCTCATGAAAGCCAGCAAGTCTGTTGTGATCTGATCGGCGTCAAACGCTTCTCGCAACCCAATAATTTCTTCGGACTGAAAGTTGGGCAGGAAGTGATAGTCTGTGAAGTCGAGTGTCCGACCATCATCGAGTGTGAACTGTGTGGCAAGAATGTGCGTATAGATTGCGCCCAATGTTTGAACGGTGTCGGTGCTTTCTGTGATGATTCCAGGTAAGATGATCCCGCCACACACAATACCAGTCGCCGTGTCGCTTTCGATCTCAATGTTGACAAGTGAAAGACCACCGACACATTCATTGGTTACAGAATCGCGAACGCAAAAGAAGTAGTCCGGCTTGGATGGATCGGGATCATGCTCGCGATGTAATGGTCGAGTCTCCTGCCATTCCCTAAAGTCCAAGCCAGGATTGGCCTCTAGGGCGATGTGAAAGGCAGTTATGTCGATTTCAATCTGTTCATTGTTGGGGCGACAAACAATATCGCCCAGCCCAACCCCGAGACGTGCAAAGATGCTGCCCATCTCTTGACACCATGCATTAAAGGCATCCAATGACTCACCGACGCCAGCAGATCGTTGGTCTGTGAATAACAAGTTATTTGTTGCAATTAAAGCAGAGAACGGCTCGATGATTGGTAAGGGGTTGGCGTGTGGCATATTATTATTCTCCTACTTTTATACTGGTTATATAGCTGAAGTATATCTGACGGTGAGCGAAGGGCGGTACGAATCGTTCCACGTCCCATCCTCCTGAACCAGACCTTGATAGTGATTGCCCGGACTGGGCCAATCTACATAAAGTTGGACGAGGACAGGAATTTTGCCCGCAACAATGTGACCTCTCAGGCTTTCTTGGTTGTCGATATAGTTTTGGAGCTGATCGACCAAGCCCGTGACATCCGTTGTTGCAGTCAGTTCGTCGCCGAACGAATAATTTTGAAATGTAACCGTCGTTAATGGAGTTGGAACTGATTTAAAGGCGGGCCCAGCAGATGCAGTCGTGTTGGCGGCGAACACTTCCGGGTATTCTACACGATCTTCTAGATATTGGCCCTCAAGCCTCTGAGCGAGCGGAACATCATTCAACCAACTTGTCCACTCCAAGACGCCTGTTGAATCTTCCCAACCACCCCCCGAAGGACCGGGCAGAACAAACCCGCCAGATATATCTAGGTCGTCTGTCCCCTCGACACCTAGCCCCCAGTATTGTAGTTTGACGCCTGTAATGGTTGCACCGGCTGGGACATCGACCTCGTACCGAGTGAAGATCACATGGTCAACCCTATTGGATGCCTTTGTTCCATATCGGCCCAGTAAATATGAAGTTTCGGTTGAAAATGTTACTGTCGCAGTCTTGCCGACATATGCATCGGGGTTGTGCGTCGTACCATCGACAGCGGGCGATGGATCATAGGTTGTTTCGGTTGTTTCATACTCGATAAGAGGAACAGCACTAGCAGCACGAATCTGTGTAATTTTAGTTGAGAGCCCAAGCCTCATCGTCGGGACCCCCTAATATAAACCAATCAATCCAGTGGCCGTTGTGTTGCTTGTGTCGTCTGTGTAGTTGTTCGCCCAAATTGCCTCAATGCGAAGAGGAAGAATTGTTCCGGCTGGGATTCCTTGAAAATGAACATTAGCCTGTTCTGTTTCAAGCAAGTCAGTTCCGTTATATGTATTGGCCAGACGACAAAACACATTACCCGAAATTCCGACATAGAGAGCCCTGGTCGTGGCTCCACCAGGAATTCCAGCAATGGCAGACAATCGGCCTACTTCAACCGTACTACTTCCGCTAGGAATGTGCATGTCTGGAATTACAAATGCAAACTCGGCTGGGCTGTCCACATCGGAGATTGTTTTAAAAAATTTATCTGCTGGGTTGGCCATGCTAGGACATCCTTTCGCTAGGAGTATTTATCCTATATTTATCTATAGTTGTTCTGTATTTGTCAATCCACTTTTCTGAAAAGAGAAGATAGCCATTCATGCTATATTTAGGGCCGCTGATTGGGGGGGTTCCACGGTGCATGTGGGTCCAGGCTGTCGGAAAAAAAACAAGCCGCCCTTTGAGCGGCTGGATGCGTATCTTTTCTGGAGTTTTAAATTCAGTATGCCCACCTTCTTCGACTGTGTTCAGATAACATTGAATGGCCAAGAATCTTCGGAAAGAAAATGGTCCAGTCGAGTCGGTGTGCCAATCATGAAAATCGGCAACAGGTTCATATTTCTTGATGGCCAGCGATTCAATTTCACAATCTTTATATTTGGCCAATGATACAAATGCATTGTCGGCCTTAAAATATTGGCTCATGTGAGCTTCAATAATTTTGAACATTTGTTCCGAAAGTGTGTCGTCTATTGCAAGAAACACTTCGGTGTTGTGTTTGGCTGGATTGTCTCTTGTGACCTTGTGATCAGAAGATTCAAATGCCTCAATGAGTTTGTCACATAATGACGGGGGAATGGCCTCGTCATACCATCGTATAAAATTTTCCACTTGTCTCACAATATTGATAATTTATTAAAATGTGTTACTTCCACGCTCTCAGAGTATATTGCCATTTCTCGGTGTCGATGGATCTCTGCGTGCCAAGAGGAACTTCGCCGCCGAAGCCATCGTCGTACCAAAGGGCGTCTATAATTCTCAAAACAACCGCCCCCACTGTGCTCCCGGCGCCGAAGAGGTTCTCTTCAGTGTGGATGCTGGCATAAGTAGAGTTAGCCCAGTACGAGATCGCCGAGGATCCGCTGTTCTGAACAATATTGTTGACATTGACTTCATCACCATTTCGATAACCTAGGTCTTGGTCAAGTCCAGCCGGTGGGCTCGAATCGGCGCCCATGATTCCCACAAGACATACCTGTAGGATCCTCGGAGTCGTGCCGAGACCGTGTGCAAAGTGCCAAAGGGTGGGAAAGACCCCTGACGTGGCCGGAATCGGCGGGACCCCGGACTGTGGAAGATCAATGCCTGTTTGTTCAAAATATTGATCCGAGATGGTCGGGCCCGGGATCTTGCCTCTTTCAATTGGCCCGTGGTCAGCCCCAGTGTCATCCGTGAACATTAATGAAGACGGGGTTGTACTCTTGACCCAGATTTGACCATAACCTCCATGCGAGGTTGCACTAACCTGACTTGATGATTGTTCGGAAATTGCAATGGCTCCGTTGACTGAGAGTTTGGATGGACTTGTCGCGTTGGGCCCGGAATTAAGGGCAACATTTGCTGAAGGTGAAATAGTAAAAGGTCGTTTACCAGAACCATAAGGGCTAGTATCATTGCCCGGGTTGGAAGCTCCAGGTAAGCGAGCCTGGTCAATAAGAAGGCCATTGTTATCTATACCTATTCGCCAATAATTTATGTCGCCGCCGGAGATTTCTTTCAACTCTAGTAAAGGTGTATCAGCTTGAATCCGAAAGGTTGCCTGTTGTCCGTTCGCACCTATTATATCGACAGCACGAACAGGAGCAGCAAGGGATCCGAATGTGGCTCCTCCTGAAGTAAGGACCTCCCCCGAATTGGTAATTCTCATTCTCTCCGTAAACGCATCTCCAGCGCCCAGACCGACAAAAGTCCCAAAACGCATATACTTGGTACTATGCCAACCTAGGGTGGACTGGTTGCTCTCGATGCCTAATCGAACATATTCAGTGATCCCGGATCCTTCTTGTATAAGAAGTTGAGGATTCGTACCATCGGTGGCGCCTGTAATATGAAGCAACTGATCCGGCAATTGTTCATTAATGCCAATCTTGCCATCATGACGAATTGTCATTCGGCTCTCGGGAGTGGTGGTGTTATCGGGCGTGGTCATGAAGCTCAAAGAGGCTGGCGATTCGGACCCGTCCCACGAGCCGAAGGCGGATGCAGAAATTTTTGCTCCAATGCTATGCGCGTTGAGCGGATCATCTCCTCTAAATTCAATGTGACCAAGACCTTGGTTGCCGATGATTGATGGATCCGTCTGCTCCAGTATTATTGTAGGACCCTGTGACGTTCCTGGTCCACCGGTGTCTCCGAACTTTGATATATGAAGTAGGGATAATGGGCTTGTCTCACCTATACCAACATTACCATTCTTATCAAGAACCATATATTCGGAGGAGCCCGATCCGAAGGTTATATTGTTACCTCGACCGGTCCCAGCATTATGACCAAATCCAATATAACCCATGAGAGTTTCGTCAACCTGGCGGCCTAGTTTATGTATGGCCGTGGTCCAGTTTCCGGTTGTCTCAGGCGATACACGTTCTACCCAATGTCTGAGCATATCTCTGTGACCACCGGTGGCCACACCAAATGTAACTATGTTGGCTGTATCACCCGCAACATTTGTTAGCTCTGTGGATTTCTGTACACTAAATGCGGATTTTGGATCCTTCGCTGCGGTGCCGAATCCGGCGCCTACTTTAAGCCTAGAACCAGATGTTGATGTATCGCCTTCCCCTACATAAAGCTGCCGGTGGATTGTGGCTACGGTTCCATCAAATTTCATTCTTTCTGTACTATTTTCCATAAGTGAAAACGGGTCGTTACTAAACGAACCAATCTCTACGCCGGCATCAGTTGATCTAAATACGCCTTTGATCTCCATACTAGTAGTATCTACAACTGTAAATCTTGGGGAATTGGATCCTTCTAGGTAAATACCATCATCGGTTACATTAGTATTGGCATGAAGTAGATGGAGCCCAGGTCCATGGAGATTAAAAGAAAAATTGCAGGATCCAGTCAAGGTCTGAGGCTCCATAACAAAGGTCCTTCGATAGGTACCAAACGTGCCGCCGGCATTAGTTCGATCATAGTCAATAAAGTAGTAACCATTTTCAATCCCGCCTCGCCAATGTTGCGAGCCATCGGTTGGGGCCGAGGTGGATTCAGTCCAACCCCACATTACTGCGCCGGTTGTCGTATTTATTCTTGCAGTCGAAACGGTCGCGAGCGTCGTGGTTCCAGATACGTCAAGAGTGGTGCCAACATCAAGGGCAGTACCAACAAATAGTTTCTTTGCAATACCAACACCACCGGATACTCGTAAGGCTCCGGATGTTGAGTTGAATGCTTCAACTGTATCAAGAATCCGGACAATTGCCGATCCTTCGATCCCAGTCGTGCTGAAGCCTGTGTTCCCGGACACATGTAACGGATATAATGGGATGTCAATATTAATTCCTACCTGGCCGTTGGATCCATTAAATGTTGCAACTCTGTTGCCATTACTACTGCCGAAATTGCTCTTGCCTATATAGTGAGTGGCAGTCGAGTTCCCGCCGATAAAGAGCTGGCCTCCATGATATTGAAGATACAATGACGACCAGGCGCCGTTGTCGCGGGCTTGAATTTCATTGGCGTCCAGGATCACATTGTCGGCACCCAGATCGCCTAACAGAAGCATACCGCCGCCGGAAACGGTCACGGTCGACGCGCCACCCATTATATGCAAAGGAACTTTCGCCTCATTTGAACTATCTAGCTGACCGAAAGTTCCAATACCAACATTACCACCTCTCGTGATACGCATATACTCGGTGGAATTCCAGCCAAATGTTATTAGATCAGAGTCATCATCGTTGCCGGTGCCCGTTGTTGTTTGATTGTATCCAAATTGAATATATCCTTGCAGATCCGAGTCAACTTGCCTATGTAGTTTTATCCTGGAGCTTTGCCAATCAGAGCCGCCGCCAGTGAGGCGTCTACTTGTAATTCTTAGTGAATCACTGTTAGTAACCTTGAGCCCAAACCTAGCAATCTCAGTCGTCTGAATGGTTCCGGTTCCCAGGGGCGTGGCGTTTACATGAAGGGCTGCCCCAGGAGAGGTAGTTCCAATACCAACATTGGCACTACCAGAACTTGCGAGCCCGGCCAGACCGCCAGGACCCACCTGGATAGTCATCAAACTATTAAGGAAATTAGTGGCTTGTATGTTATTGGTCAGAGTACCAAAATGGAACCCCGAGGCATTGCCATCATCCCAAGCAAGAGAAGGTTTGCCTCCTCCAGCGGCCAATCCAATCCTAATAAATTCATGAGTGCCTTCACTTATTTGCATTTGGGGATTAGTAGTACCGATAACATTAAACTCTGCTCCACCCCATGGAGTACCTCCAATCCCTATGTTTCCACTACCATCCTCGACTATAACAGAATCACCAAGACTAAAAGCCCCGGTCCACTTGGCCAGCTTGCCCGATGTTGCGCCTGGAACGCCGGGTCCACTAAGAGTGGAAGAACTAGTCCCTCCCGCCATCCACTCTACACCAGCACCCGCACCCCCCTTAGAAGTAAGAATTTCCAAAGGGGCCCCGGCTAAATTGTTGACATCGAGGAAGTCTCCGTCAAGTTTCATGTTCCCGGAGAGCGTGAGAAGGTCAGTTACACCAAGGGTACCACCAATCAATGAATCTCCTGAGGCTTGGAATGTTCCGAATACATCCAATGTTTTCGCTGGGGTATTTATATTAATACCGACCCGGCCGAGGTTAGCATCGAAGTATGCAATTCTATGCGCTGACCCAGAGCCATGGGCGGCGGCGCCTACGATGAGATCGCCGCCGCCAAAGACGAGGTCGAGGTTACCGCCTGGTGATTTGTGCTGGAGGAAAAGAGTCGAGGCGGTGGTGGCATCCGAGCGCGCCAGAATTTCATTACGATCTATAATTATATTTGGGCCGGTTTCTTCGCCAAGCATCAACATACCCGCACCAGGGGATAATCCCACGTTCGATGGTGTGAATATGTGCAAGTCAACTTTGGGGTCCGTCGTTCCAATGCCAAGCCGGCCGGCTCGGGTAAAGGTGAACAAATCTGTTTCTACTGCACTATTCACTCCTTTAATATCTAATCTATCAAGGTCACTATAATGAATTACCATTCCCGTTTCGGCATGTTCCATAAGACGAATAGCCGCAACATGTGGTGCCGTCCCACTGACCGCCATCAAACTTAAATTAGCATAAGTACCAGTTCCTTGCGCCACAACATTTATACTAGCCGTTGCACCCGTGCCAGTTTTTAGAATATGGATTTGGTCCGTTGTAGTGGTAGTAGGTTCACCTGAGGCCAAGAAATTACCAATCCCAAGTCCACCATCATCGCTAATAATAAAAAGGCTACCCTCAAGGCCTTGAGGAATGGCTCCAGTATATTCACCGTCAATTGTACCACCAAGACGACTAATATCACTAGTACCTGTACCAGGAAGACCATTGACAATAGAAATTACTTCATTTGTCTTGTCTTTAAATTGAGTAAATGTGTCAGTCATGACAACATTTGAAACTTGGGTAGTATTAACTGGCATCCTTATCGCTTTCCTTGGTTTCTGATATGATTTGCTTTAATAAATTTTTTATTTCGCCCATTTCGTCTTTGAGAACATCTATGTCTTCTCTAACATTATTTATACTATCTAGTTTGGCCTGATTGGCATTGTGAAATTTTACTCGATTTCTATAACTGGTTAATTTTTGCGTATCTGCATTAATAACAGCCTGCGAATGTGTATCGCGAACCAATCCAGGAACATCAGTTGGTATGTATCTAGAAGAAGGCTTTTCGCTCATTTTGCGTATGTCCCTTGTTTATTATTCAACGGCAATTGCTCTTAAATCACTCACGATAGGAACTATTAGAGGATCATTACTTTGCATTACAATCTTAATTGCAAACTGATTGAATGTATTATATTGCTGGGCAGAAGGTTGATTGCCTGATTCGGTACCCTCTGCGCCAAATTGGGGAAGCAAAGAGCCGTCGGCGGTTTGGGTTTCGTATGTCAAAGGGAAGGGGTCGGTGCCTGGTCCAGAGAACCTAATTTCTCGGAAGATATCTGCGCTCGGAGTTACTTCGGCTGAATATCCCTGATTTCTGGACATTAGTTTCCATCTCTTCTTCTCGAAAGGTTCAATGTCAGATATATTCTTGACTTTGCTATAAACCCAAACTCTAGTTCCTCTAGGCTGTGATGCCGTCAAGTATATCTTAATGTCTGTTGCCTCTGCGCCAGGTAACAGTATAACCTTCTTAGTCATGTATCGTGCAAGGAAGTTTCCAGGACCAGCTGGTTCATCTTCACCATGATATTTAATTACTGCGCCAGTTCCAGTAGTTGTAGTAATAGAAACATTTGGACTGTGCAAATAAGTATTTCCAACATTAGATAGTGTCACACCAACTATTGAGCTGGTACCATTGATTATAGGCTTGCCAATGGCACCAATTCCAATTGCACCAGGAAGCATTTCAATATTAATAGTATCTTGGTCAGAATATCCCCCTCCAGCACTTTCGATATAGAATCCACCCCCTATGTTATTTCCCCCGGCATAGTCGTCAGTTGCAATAAAGTTGGTAGGCCAGGTGTTTGCATATAAATTCCCATCATTGATAAGGTTTCGGATCATTGTCAATGAAAGTCTTTCTAGGTTAATCATCGGAGAAATGTTTTCACTGACCGTAGAAATTATTCCTTTAAGCAGAAATGATCCTGTCTTATTATTCAGGAGTTTTAGAGTATTGGATGGGACGGTATCTTGATGCAACTGTAATGGTGAATAGTCAAATGGATTAAGAATCAATGGATTAGGAACACCAATATCTGCCTTTGTGGCTGCTGCATAAGAAAACGTAGTGAATCCAGACGGGAAATCTAATGTAGACGAATCAACACGGAAGCGATGATATAGATATCCATTTGGACTTGCTCCACCATCTTCGCTGTTAATACTACTATAGAATTTATGTGCAGAAGTAGAAGTTGACGGAGTGCCTAGTCCATCTACACCCGATGGAAGGTTTACATGGGCAAGGGGATTATGAACCCTGAACTGTGGTGGAGTGTACTGTGTCATTGCATTAGATGTCTTCCAAATTGCAGTTCCTACTGAAGTTGGATCAAACTTGCACTTGTGTAATCTGAACATCATGTCTTGATTAACTTCAGGCTGCCAAGTTGTACCGTTTTGAGACTTGAACAAGGATCCAAGGTGCGGTTGACTATCAATCGTCACAGCAGGAATACCAGTTTCTCCCCCAGTACCGACTGAACTTGCTCCAACCTTTGCAGTCCAAACTTCATATTCAATACTATCAGAAAGCAGCACAACTGCAAATTCATTGCCGCCCGCCAGATACACAGGATAATCAAACTTGAAGTTAGTTATTGTATCATTATTAGCTGTAGATGGTAAATCATTCAGGCCACCAGAACTTACGGTAATATTAGTTGGATATCTGATAGCCCGTCCTAGAACATGGCCTCCATGAGGAACACCACCAATGGTGGGGCGTATTTGAAGATTAACAGGAAGACCTCTGTTTGAATCAGAAATCACAGACGAATCTGGCTTTGTAGCAAACCAAATATCAACACTATCAATGAAGATTCCTTCTGGATACTTATGAGGATCAACCAAAAATGATTGAGCCAAGGGATCCAGATGACAAATTGTTCCAACTTCAATTTGTCGTCCAGTTTCAGAAATTTCTGTCAACTGAGTTGTTGTAATTCGAGAATCAGTAACACTATTGGTTATTGTCTCTATTCCCATTACATCCATAGTATATGTTGCACGAGTTTCAATTACACCCGAAGCCCTGAACGTGCCTATACCAAAGGAATGAAGACTTTCCGAATATTTGTCAGAGGAATCTCGTACCTGGAAGGATTTATTACCCACCAAGAATCGAGTTAGATCGCTGGTCTGTTCATCAGATGTTGCATTTTGTGAATTGAAGAGGTCTTGCGTACCAGCAGGTCCAGGATCACCCTCTTGTTGTTTGGACAGGAGAAGGTTGGCCCAATTATAATTGGGAACATGGAAGACACCAAATAACTGGCCAGCAGGAGTTGTTTTATGATCGCTAATACTATATCGACTTTGAGTGTTGGGTGTGGGCTCGCTGAAATCGCTCGATACGATTAATTGATTTGTAACATTACTATAACTACTAATTGTTCTAGATTGACCATAACCACGACCTTCTGTAATATAAATTGTCTTACCATAGAGATCGACCCCAGGACTTCCTCCGGGCTTATCTTTGGCTCGGCCGGCGCCTACCCCAGGGGCCTCTGTTGTGTACCAACTCTCCGAAGTAGCCGCAGAATTATCTATTGTAATTGTTCTTGCATCAATTCTATTCTGAACAGTTCCAGAATAGTGTTTGTACGAAACAACCGTCCGAGTTTGTCCAGTGCTTATAGTTCCTGATACGATGTCTCCAACATTAAACATACCATTTGCATTGACAATAAAGTGGGTGTTTCCATAATTCCCAACAACAAGTCCAATCCCATCTTCTATTGCACCAGAGTATAAAAGGTCTTCGTTGTTTGTTGCGGAACTAAACGGAGTAACTCCAAATGCGGCCGACACGCCGTCATTGTGTCTCAACACCAATTCGTTTGCTCGTTCGGTATATGGTCGAATGTCAACATCATCAAAGGACGGATACATTACTGTAGTAGGCTTTAATCCATGCACTCTAAACGAAATATCAATGGGACGCATGTATGGAGCCAGGTTTGTATTTACAACAAATTCACCAACTTCAACCTGCTCACTAGTCACGTTGAATGTGTATTCAGTTCCTTGTCGGGTCTCGGCAAGGGTTGCTGTTTTATATACGGTTGCAATTTCATCATCAAAAATATGGGTTTGCAGAGGAACAGCCTGATAGGAATGTTCATCTTCTCCGAACTTTTCTCTATAAGTTCGCCAGTCTGTTCCGGGTACATCAAAATCTTTTATAACTGTTGTACCCAGGTCAGTTACGAGGTTAGTAAGATCATCTGCATTCTCATAACCCGTGTCGGTCGCATGACCCAGGTTGCCAGTCCCGGCCTGGTCGACCAGTTGATTTACTAGTCCAAACGGAATTTCTTGCATTACCCTATCAAATGCTCCGGTCGGATCTTGCGCCGAATATATAGTGTCGCCAACCTGCACTTCGCCATACCAATCGGTTTCCCACTCACCCCATTGGGTCATTGATGGGCCCATTATATCATTTAATGTGACCTCCAGGGCGTGCAAGTCATATTCCCCAGAGGTATCCAGATGAACTTCGCCTGCATCAATAACTGATTTCCATATGTCAGAGGTTGGTGAAAGGGTAACCGTACCTCGGAAATTCTGAATCTGGAAGGGATTGATGTTTTCTGCACCATCGCCGGTGGCTCGCACTTGCTGTAGGTCTGAGTCATAAACAGTAGTATAAGGCAAATGCATAACACCACTAGAGGATATAATATCTTGACTTAATGCCTCATCGAAATTTAAAGAAATATTTTCAGTTTCGACGGCAGGTCGCAAAACCCCCTTACCAATAGCTGCTTGGAAATCTGGATTTGGTCTTACTCCTGGGATACCAATATCAGCCAATGCAAGTCCAGTATAGAATGTATCTACAAGGAATCCATGCTTAAATCTTTCGAGGTTACCACTTGCATCCATAATGTTTAAGTCGTTAAGGTCTTGTTCCATCAAAGACAATGACGAATAATATTCTAGTCGATCAATGCGACCATCCATCTTACTAATGTCTTTCATCGTCCATCGTCGATTATTTGTTTTCAGGATCGAAATATCACGGGCTTTAGGTGTATATGATGGCAATGCAAGCTGGAAGAGTGTCATGTCAGCAGGATCTACAGTAGGCGGAATAGCAGGGGCAATATCATCTGTTCCAGAAACAATCTTGATAAATCCTGTGTTTGCGCTTCTGCCCGTTTGATTCAGAGACAATACAATTTTGTCAAATCTAGGAGCAAAATATTGCATATCATAAATCATATTTCCCTGCGAATCTGGATGTAGGACTGTTTCATTACTTACTGTATGATCTAAGTCCGGCGCGGAATAGATAGGAACAAAATAATTTGTGTTGGCTACCGAAGCGGCCGCTCCTATTCTACGAGAAGGTCGAAAATCAATATACTCTCGCAGATCATATCTCTGGCCAGTCTTAGTCGAAATAAATCTGGTAATATTATCAATGGCCACTTGTCCTGCATATGAATCTACAGTAAAGAATCCTGACTTATCTGTATCTGTGTGATTAAATTTATCAAAGACTACTGCCAATTGTCCGAGTGGGGCTGGAGCTGAGGCCTTTAGGACAATGGATGAATAATCATATAGGTCTTCACTTTGTCCATGATCTAATTCATAATTTGCCGTGACTCGATAGTCGGAATTGTTTATCATATCATAGGTGGGCGCAAGATTAATCTCACCCGAATCATATACGTCAATAATTCTGTATACATCAGGAACACCAAGACTGTCATTATTTCCAGTCTGTTGGTTTGGAGCAGCAATAACAACATGGTTGTTTGTGGTAAGGTTTGTTATTACAGGACCGGCTGCCGGCAGATTTCGTAAGTTACTCCCTCGCGACAAAGTTTTGCGCTTTGGGTTCAATGCAGTAATTTTAACAGGAGCAATTAGACGGACAACTTGGCTGCCACTAATGAAAGGAGAGTCAATAGTTATTTGACTGGGAGTCGAACCCGCATCCAGGGTCCAATCATCGGGATCAATAACCTTGCCTGTGGTTTCATTGATTACCGTCATTGCCCTTTTGGATCTTGTTGCAAATCCAGCCGATGCCCAACCAGAGCTTTGATTTCTAAGGGCCGTAATTGGAAACGCGGCTGTCCCAGAGGAGGCGGGATCAGTTTGAGAATACTTTGCATAGTAGGTGATGTTATTTCCTGTGGCGCCGTATGAAATACCATTCGCCATTCTTGCGCCGCCAACAGGCATCTTGAATATCAATCCAGGATGTGTTCCGCCACCTAGAATAGCCGAATTTGCAACTGTTCCTATCTGTGATATATTACCGTTGGCTGCTTCTTTATTTCCTATGACACCACCGGTAGCAGCTCCAACGGCCGTTGTGAAGTCATTCACTCCAGAGGCGACAATACATCCGTTGCCCGTTGCTGCTGCACGAAGATCAAGGCTAAGAACATACCTTTCCTGGCTGCCAGGCCATTCGTTATTTGCAGAAGGCTGGTTAAATGGCGCATTAAGATAGACTATTGTGTCTGTACCAATATCATTGTCTGATTTAACAATTGTTCTGGACTGACCAACAAATTCTGGATGATAATGCGAATATGTAATTGTAAGTTTTCCGCCTATATAGGCATTGTTAAAATCACTTGTATTTGCACTTTGCAGTCTGATACCGTCTGCGCCATTTCCCTCGATCATTGATTCGACAGGGACATTAATACAATTTCCTGTGATTGCATGAGAACCCTCAAAGTCTGTGATGTATATTGCATGAGTATTTGCAGTAATAGGAATAATATCTCGAATACGAAAATGGCCTAATTTGGTGGAATTGTATTTCACTATGCTGTCGGTATCAACAGCAAAGGTGTTTACTGAGTGAATATCCATGACAGGCAATCGACCCGTATCAAAATATGAAATGGTTCCTGGAGTCGGAGCTTGCCCGGCCAAATCTTTGATGGCCGTAATTGCACCATGATTTAACGGTGTCGTGACATTAGGTAATATCGCCGTCTTTCTGGCCCTTTCAATATATTCAACCCAAGGTGTGCCCTGTTCATATAGATGGCCTCGAATATAGGCTTTGGATGATGTCTTACCTTTCATGGGTCCTACTATTACTTTAACTCGATCACCACCAACAATATCTTCGACGCGACAATCAAAATCATCTATGACAAAGTTACCACTTTCATCATATGTTCTCCGAGCCTGTTCATCTTCCACGAAAGCACGAATAGGTTCTTGATTTCCTGGAGTGGCATAGGCTCGCTGGCCATTTTCAATTCGCATCAATTCAACAAAGTCTTTGGCGGATGCCGGATTGATTGAAGTTCCATCAGAACCCGGAGCCTTAGAGAAGTCTAGGGCAACCTTTAGTCTGTGCGCGCCAGGAGCATATGTTGTATATGTTCCTTGTGCATTGTCATAGAGCGTTCCGTCTTCTTCTGGAGTAACAATAGACTCCACAATATTAAAACCAATTTTATAGGTTGGGCTGGCAGAATATTTGTCAAGAACAATTTTTTGCTTAGGTACATAGGCAAAATAACCACCCGTTGATACAGTCACAAAATATATACCAGTTGCAATTGAAGCATAACTGGCTCGGCCAACGGCACTGCCTGTCAATGTAACTGTTGTGTTGACTACTGCGCTAAACGAATCGGGAAATCCAGCAGGGCTACCAATCTTTGTGATGTAATCATTTCCAGAAAATTTATCGCCTGACTCATAATTAATAAGAAGCGTCGGTGGATCACTAGCTTCTCGTCCAGAAGCAAAAACAACTTGAGCCACAGGCTTTCTGATTGTGCCATCTGCATCTGTAACATATATCTCACCATCATCATCGGTACCATAATCTCCTGCGGTTGTTGCATCCAGACCAACCTTGATACCTGTCAATGCAGTATTAGAATATGCAGCCCAAACATTAATTTCGTTATTGTTTGGATCATTGCCTATATATTCTGATAATTTAATATGGTCACATTTGTTATATGCTAGTTCGCCATCAAGAATCCGAGAACCATGAGTAAAGGAATGCTTACCCTGACGTTCAATTTGTTTTTGCAGATTTGTCTGAAGCTGTGTCAGTTCCCGAGCCTGGACTGCATATCCTGGTCTGAACAAGATACGATAAAATTGTTTGTCATCGGCATAATCATCCCAGAAAGGGGAATTATTCGTAGTAAGAGGCATCTATGGTATTTCCTTACCTGCTGGTTTTTTAAAATTCAACAACAATTTTAATTTCTTCTGACTGTTCGATTGATCGAGTAATAGGAGTTCTATTTTCGAGATATAAAATATCACCCGTCTGGGGTTGTAGTTCAGGTGCGTATATGATCGGAGTTGGGGGCGTCAATGCATCTGTAAGTGTCACGACAATAGCTGCACCAACACCATCAACAAAATGACCATTTGCCGTTACATATGTAGTCGAGGGTTCGGCTGATGTACCCTCTATATCTTGAAGTTTTCCGATTTGTTCATTGTTCAAGAAAGTTGTAGATGATGAATTTGCAGCCGAGACATTTCCAAGAATCAAAATACCATTACTATGTGAATTATAATCAATCACCCGCGCAGTAACTCTAGAGAGAGATCCTATCACCTCGTCATCAACTGCTGGAGTCCACACGGTGGACCCTTTAAGATTACCTGGCCCTTCAGTAGTATTTGCAGTAACCCAAGTGGCCTGTCGAATTGTGAGTGTATTTGCATACCAATTCTTACCTGAAGTTGCAGTAGCAAGAATTGTAGGAATAACTCCAGATCCTGGTCCTGCATAGCCTTCTTTCAAATACGGATTTCTTAGTAATCCAATAGTACGATACTCGTTTGTCACAGGGAATGAATTTCCTATTCCAGCACCAGTCAAAGATTTTGCAACAATTACATTATATGCATTGAGTTCTGATACAGGATCAAATCCATGCCCACCTGATGGAGATAGCACACCTCGAATATTTTGTCCGGATGCTGTAGCCTCGCCAACAACAACAACATTTGAGGTCGTATAATTATTACCTGCCTGCCAAGTATTTACTTGAGAAATTGAACCACCAGATGTACAAATAGCATAGGCATTTGCATTGTTTCCATCACCTAGTACCTCTAGTCGAGGACCAATATGATAGCTTTCTGGAGTCGATCCGGCGACACTTGACGGAGCGAACTTAGCCGCAAAACTTCCATCTCCCTCCACAGTAGTTCCATATAACAAGACAGCCTGCGTTAATGTGCCACCGCCCGACATTGTAAGGGTTCCATATTCTTTGATGATTCCAACACCCTTTTGATATGTAGTATTGGAGAGATAAATAGATGCACCATTATAAAAGCCCTGCTGCGGATTTGCAGAAGTTGATAATCGTAAAAATGTCGTATTGGCTGCTGTATTCGGAATTGTTTTTCGCTGAACCTCACTTAACCCACCCGAATGCTTTGTAAATCCTGATCCCTCCGAAATTATCACATAGGTTTCAATTGAACCATTGTTGGCACGTTCTTGAATCGTGGCTTGGTTATTGTATCCGACAGGAGGGCCATCCAGTCCTCCAGCAAGTTCTGTGTGTACATTAAGTGTGCGAACTGGAATATAATTCGTAGTAAGAAATTTTGCTTGGCCAGTAGGAATGGTGAACATGTACTTCCAACGATAGCCATCTACTTTAGTAAAAGGGGTATGTATGATTGAATCGGAGTTTGGCCTTACTGGCCTTACTGTCGATGGCACACCACCATTATTATCTAGGCACTTGAATACATCACCGGCACCACTTTCGTAGACATAGAACGAGGCGAGTCCTTTTGTAATGGCAGGATTTTGGTCATCGTATGCAATATAGGAATCTCCTGCTGTCCAATTATATCGTTTTGCACCAAAAGAAATATCCGAGTTTGCAATAAGTCGTTCGGCTGCAATCATGTCATTCCAAGGTTCGTACACATTTCCTTGAATATCGCCGTCAGGAGTAGGAATAAGCGTATCACTATATCCTGCGTGTGTCTTGTCCCAAGACAAAGCCTTGCCAATAAACAAATACATATAAGTTATGCCTTCAATGTCTGAACGACCACCATTTACTGCTTCTTCAAAGGAATTAATAAATTCTTTGGCGTTGGCTATTCTAAAGCTAGATGTCACGACTGCTGGCATTTATAATTCTCCGTATAGTAATCTCTAACTGAACATTACTATTTATGTTTACTTTCCTAGTATTTAGTCGTCCATTATACCTTTTCTGGGCGCAACACGACTTTACCTGGGCCTATTCCTCTGAACTTATTGACACCTCCGGTGCCCTCTACTGCAAATTTTGTCTCGGCATTTGGATTCTCGTCCATGATTGTCATGGCCAACTGTCCGCCTTCTGACTCTACAAACGAACCATTGGCGTTTGGATAGATGGCAATGAGGCGTCTTCCATTTACATTACTAAAGGTAGTGGCATCTATAGATGTTATAGTTTCGCCATCATGCATCGTAATATATACACCTTCACTGAAATTATTTGCGCCAGTAGAAAGATTCCCTGGATCTCCACCAGTAAAGGCACTATTGGATGTTTTGGCCCCAAGGACGAAACTATCAATGCTGGCTGTTTCGAAAGACCACGAACCCCCACCAACCCCGAAATCAATATTCGATGTATACATTTGTGAGTTTGCGACAACCTGTAGCGTCGAGAATTCTGTATTGGATTTATTATACAAAAGCAAATCTGTATTCGATCCGCGAGAATAACAGAATAGATTCGCCATACCACCAAAGTAAATTCGATTTCGACTATCGACTTGCAATTTTTGATAGTTGTTTAAATAGTAAAGGTAAGGATTTTCGGTATCGCCGATACCTTGGCGAGAAAATCCAAGAATATGATGATTAGCACCGCTACCACCATGATATTTTAATGTATCGCGGAAATAGTTGTCAGGAAAGACCTGTTCGATTTCTGCATCACCAATCTGATAACTATATCCCTTGGGCGTGATTCGATACATGGTGTTTGCACTCATGTAATATAAATTAGGAGGTTCTTCATGGTCTAATACCATGCCTGCACATGATTGTGACGCTCCATCCTGGTTCATATCAACGAGATAAGGAAGGAAGCCACTTCCCGGCACAGCAGTAAATCCTGATGTATTCGCAAAGACAGGATAGACATTCTTGGTATAGTGTATTCCAGTTGCAACATTTTGTGTTGTCACAACATGATAGCAATAGACAGAATTTGCACCTCTATTAGTTGGATCATATCCAGTATCGCAGGCCACGAACAACGAATCTTTTGGACCAGGAATAATGTTTGTCGGGCTCCAATTACCAAGCACATCATTGTTTGCATCAATGGTTGTCGGAATTACAAGCTCGAATACTCGACGACCAGGCAACTGCCCCACAAAATCACTTGCAAGTCTTACCACCCCATTTGCATATGAAGCATTTGCGGCAGGAAGAATCTTGATAATATTTTGCGAACCACTTCCCACAACATAGAGCGAACCTAGATCATCGGTAGAGAAATCCACAAAAGAACCAGATCCTCCTCCAATTTCTGTGGCCTGCCAGTGAACAGAAGATTGACCATATAAATCATCACTCCCAACCATCACACCAACACCGCCTGATCCTCCTGTGTTTCCCCATAGAATTTGTTCGACGGAGTAGGTGTTAGACCTTCCTCGTGATGTGCTACCAACAGACCTTAGGTTATGGGGATCTGCTGGTTCAGATATATCAGTCTGAACATTGGCTGTAGGTGTCAATCGGAATAACATCAAGGGCTTGCTATCATTCGGCGAGTCGAAGCCCGGATAACCTCCCGTATGGTCTTCATATACATAACCAACATATAAATTATCATTGACATCTGTATCAAGAAGAACTGGACCGCTGAACTTTCCATTAGCCGTTAAGTCTGAGCCAACATAATCCCCGAGCGCAGGAGAGCCAGGAGCAGTTCTCAAAAATTTCTCTGAGTCAATAATTTCGGTGACAATCCAATCAAGATTGTTTGCGGTATTTGCAGAGGCCCGGAAAATTGCTCCATTAGAATTAAAAATCTGATCGTTTGCATTTAAATTAGCTGGAGAATAATTAACTATACTCTTATCCGAATGCACATAGAGAACAGGTGCCCCCCGAGTAATTTCACTAGGTTGTATCGAGGACGGAGCCACACTGGCCGAGAAATCTCCAATCGTCTGATTGGTCATGTCCGTAGATTCTACTGCACGCCTACGATTATAAGACCCCATGCCCCCAGTTCCGGATCCAGATGAAGTCCAATTATCATGTGTGGTGTTGGCAACATATCCTAGCGGAAGTGCATACGAACCACGAGGCCATCCCGTTCCATCGTCTGCTTGAATCCATTCAATCTCAAACTTTTCATTTGCATTGTCGGGTTCGTAGCACAAGTGAAAACCAATGTAACCAATTCGACGCCCAGGGCCTCCATCCTGAGGAGATTCTCCTGTAGAGGCATCGGCATCTTTCCACGTTAGGGCGCCTCCAGACTCCATCAGTTCGGTGAGAGAACCACCATTTTGTGGGATATAAAAATTAAAAGCCTGGTCCTGGTAATGTGCAAATCCAAGACTATGCATATCCCATTCTAGAATATGCCATGGGCTCTTTGTATCTGGTGATGCATCGGCAGGTATTATGAGCGTCGAAGGTTGGGCCGTATTGGCCGAACCAACATACTTTGATCTGTCAGGCACGTACCATGCCGACAACCCCGTACCTGGACTAGGTGGCCAACCAATGATTAATGATGGAGCTGTTGTATTCCATTCGGTTGGTGTCAATCCCATTGTGGGAGAAAATAAACTGGCTCCACTTGCAGGTTTTGTTTCTGGTTGACATGCACCCAACCAGGAATCTGCTCCATATCCACCAGGGCCTATTCTACGAACTTTCATTCGTACATATCTATTAGTGTTTCCATCAATATCCAATGGTGAAGTAATACCAAATCCAGCATGATAATAATCAGTTTGGCCTTCAGGTGAAGCTCCTTCTAACTGTCTTTCTATTTCGAGGACTTGGGTTGTACCCTCTAAATCCGTGTACTCCAGTTGCCCGAAGAAATGACCCGGCGAAACGGGATCAACATTCCAGTTTCCGGTAGCCAGGGACCATCCTTTTTGTAAATGTCCAAGAGAAGCTAACGGGGTCTGGGAATTTCCCGGTATTCCAGCTTGGTCATAATCCCAACCATAGCTTTGAGTAAACAAGGCTCCTACATTTGCATTTTGATAGGCAGTTCCTAGGATTGTTCGGAATCCCTTGATGTTCCAAATTAACGAATCGCTGGTTACTGTCGTATATGAATTTGATGTTGCAAAAGGAATGCTACCGGTGACATCTAGATATGGCCATAAATGAGAAGCAGGAGCCGATGCGTTTTGAATACTACTATTTGCATAATAGTGCGAGTTTGCATATGGACTTGTCAATGGAGACTGTTCCCAGGCAATCCATCCAGGCGAACCAGGAGTATGTCGTCCTGCTCCATGTGGATTCACACCATGGGCGGCATCAAGATCAAACTCGTTTCTTCCTGTATTGTTCAGTCCAAATCGAGTATGATAGGCCACCCCACGTCCAGCAAGGGGAATGTTTGCATAATCAGACAGAAGGGACGATTCTGCTCCCATATAGAATTCGCGAATCAGGTCCAGAATGTCTCCCGAGAATGTTTCGCTAAATGCATTCATTCTAACCGAAGCCAACGATTCAATGCTGACCAAACCAAACATGGCAAATCCAGCAGGGTGTGTCAGTTTCTTAATGACTTCTTTATAAACTTCAATTGACAGTCCAGATTTAAGAACATAGGAATAAATTTGATAGTATTTGTCATCTTGAATATATTTTGAGAGCCATGCATTAGT